CCACCCTTTCAGGCAGTAACGCAGTCGATTTCCAGCCAAGCCCTTACCGAATGAGCGCACAGCTTCTCGCTAAGGTGCGAGGATTGATCGCTCACGCACTTGATCCGCGTTCGATGGTGGGATAATGCCCGTTGCCGTCACTACTCTTAGAACCACATTAGCCACCGCTCTAGTCGATAACGCTAAGTGGCAGACCTTTGCTTTTCCACCTGCAACAGTCCTTGCTAACTCTGTCATTGTCTCACCGGACGATCCTTATTTAACACCTAGCAACAATCAGCACATTGGCATTAGCCCAATGGCTAACTTTAAGATTATTATGACTGTGCCATTGTTTGACAATGAGGGAAACCTTAACGGGATTGAAGATACAGTTTGTGGCGTGTTTGCAAAGCTCGCAGCATCATCTTTGACCTATAATGTAAGCGCAATCAGCGCACCAAGTATTCTCAACGCTGCATCGGGAGACCTTCTCAGCTGCGAGATGTCCGTATCAATCCTAACGAGTTGGAGCTAAACATGTCCGAGTGGGAACAAGAAAATGCTGACTTCCTGAAGAAAATCGGGCAAGTAAGCACACCAGCACCAAAGCCAGTAACTACTAAGAAAGACGAGGAATAATCTCATGGCTGTATTTCTAAACAATAAAGTTGGCGTGAAGATTAACACTGTTGATCTTTCTGACCATGTTACAAGTATTACTCTGAATCGCACATTTGACGAATTGGAAGTCACAGCAATGGGCGATTCTTCACACAAGTTCGTTAAGGGCTTGGAAGCATCATCAGTAACGATTGATTTCCTCAATGAGACAGCATCAGCGAATGTATTGGCAACGCTACAAGCTGCATGGGGTACAACAGTCACATGTGTATTCCTACAGGATAAGGGAACAGCAGTTTCAGCTACTAACCCTCTATACACAGTCTCATTGCTAGTCAATAACACAACAGACATCAATGGTGCTGTTGGCGATATTGGCACACAGTCAATCACATTTACTGCTAACTCAACCGTTGCAGTAGCCACATCAGGCACATTCTAAAAAACTAACAAAGGGGCAAACCATGGCAAGACTAAAGATAGTTCGTACGGATGGAAGCGTATTAGAAGGCGAGATCACTCCAGCAGTGGAGTACTCATTTGAGCAATACGCTAAAAAGGGCTTCCATAAGGCGTTCCGCGATGAAGAAAAGCAAAGCGATGTCTATTGGTTAGCATGGGAAGTAACACGCAGGTCAGGTGAAACTGTTAAGCCTTTTGGGATTGACTTCATCGAAACTCTAAGATCAGTTTCGGTTGAGGATTCAGACCCTTTGTCTTAAAGCGCGATCTTCCATTCACCTATCTAATTGCTAGGCTAAGCATTAGGTTGGGGATCGCGCCACAGCAGTTACTAGAATTAGATAAGACCATGCTGGAGGCTCTCTTGCTAGGTCTTAAGGATGAAGCAAAGGAGATCAGCGATGCCAGCAAGCGTAAAGGGCGGCATTGAGCTCCGTAAGGCTCTCCGCAAGTTTAGCCCTGACTTGGCTAAAGAATTACCTAAAGAAGTTGCAGCAGCCTTAAAACCTATTACAAAGGCTGCTAGAGGGTATTTGCCAGATGATGGCCAAGTCCTTAGTGGATGGTTGGCTAGAGAAAACTCTCAGGCTCGCTTCCCTAGTTACAATGCGCGTATCGTTAAGCAAGGTATTGGCTACAAGACCACACCATCAAAACCTAACCGCAGAGGATTTAGATCCCTTGCTCGCGTATTTAATAAAAGCGCAGCTGGAGCAATCTATGAAACTATGGGTCGGAAAACCCCATCAAGCCGTTTTGTCCAAAATCAGCAAGACAAGTATTCATCCCCAATGAAGGGTGATGGCAAGATGGAAGGTCGCGCCATATTTCGCGCCTACGAAGAAAACAATGGCAAGGCCAGAGAAGCAGTATTGGCGGCTATTAAAAAAGCAGCAGATAGACTTAATGCAAGAGCGAGAGGCTAATCATGGCTAATGTAATGATTGATATTGCAGCGGAGTTTGTAGGCAATAAAGCCTTTAAGCAAGCTGATACGGCCACTGACAAGCTCACCAAGAATGTTAGAAAACTTGCAGGTGCATTTGGCCTAGCGTTTAGTACTACGGCAGTTCTTGCTTATGGCAAGGCAGCGGTCAAGGCTGCAGCCGAGGATCAAAAGGCACAGCAACAATTAGCTTTAGCTCTTAAGAATGTCGGACTAGAGCGCGATGCCGCTAGTGCAGAAGGCTTCATCCAAAGATTACAGAGCGAATTTGGAATTATCGATGATAAATTGCGCCCTGCATACCAAGGTTTAGCGGTAGCCACACGCGATACAGCAGAAACACAAAGACTTCTCAATCTTGCTTTAGATATAAGTGCTGCTACCGGCAATGATTTAGGCAAAGTAACTGCCGCGTTGAGTCGTGCATATTTGGGAAATAACACAGCACTTTCCCGCTTAGGTGTAGGTATATCCAAGGCAGACTTAAAGACAAAATCTTTTTATGAAGTAACCACAGATCTAGCATCTACCTTTAAGGGTTCAGCAACAGCGGCAGCTAATACCTTCCAAGGTTCAATGGACAAGCTTGCAGTTGCTTCTGCCAATGTTCAAGAAATTATCGGCACTGGAATAATTGATTCTTTGCGCACTCTTGGGGGCAATACGGCCGTAGATGATTTAGCGGATGATATGGAAAGAGCTGCTCTTGGCGCGGCTGACTTCCTTCGTGGATTAGCACAAATCGGAACATTCAAGATTAGCGGAGAAACAAAATCGCTTCTTGGTTTATTGCTTACACCATTTCAGCGTTCATTGTCTGCTGGCCCATTAGGAGCAATCACTCGCTTAGGCGCAGCTTCAAGAACTGCACCAAAGCCTTTTACCACTCCAATGACAATTTCTGGACAATCACAGCAATCTATCAAACTTACAAAAGAACAGGCTAAGGTTGCCAAAGAGACTCTTAAGATATCCAAGGATCAACTTAAATTAGCCAAGGCTAAAGCAATATTCGACATTCAGAAGATTCAGATCGAAGCAGCTCTCAAGGGTCAAATTAGCCAAGAAGAAAAGATCCGGTTGTTATTGCTTAGGGCTATTGCTGATGAAAACATAGATGACATAGATAAATACACTCAGATGCTAAATGATGTTCAGGGCAAAGTCACTGATCTTCAAGGCTTACTCTCCGAGGTTTATTCTATGGATGCTGGCAATCCCTTCATCTCATGGGAAATTGGTCTCGATGGTATTCAACGAGCTCTGATTGAAATTGAAGGTCAATCGATTCAATTAACTAGCACTCTTGCACAAAACTCACTAGCAATGGGATTAGCCGGTGGCGCATCCTTTGCCCAAGCATTATCAGGTTCTCGTTACGCAGCTCAAGCAGCCGCTGCTATGGGCATTGAGGGAACCATTGGAAACTTGCCGCCAGTTACTTCAACAACAAATCCAACTGCGACTGTTCCGCCTGTTACTGTAATCGTACAAGGTACAGTCACCAGCGAAGAAGATCTAAAAAAGGCCATTGTCGATGCCGTGAACCAATCAGGTTTAACAGGCAATCAGTTAATTACCGGAACACCTGATCGCTTGGTGGCTATTTAATGGCTCTACCGGCAACCATCGGAGTCACAATCAACTTTAGTGATGGGCCAACTTACGGCTACCCATTTACTATCGGAGATCCTGTCAAGGGTATTCTTGGAGTTTCCCAATTAGCCGGTCTCAATACCTCTGCATTGATTGTGGATTATTCGGCACAAACCACTCAAGTTGCAATTAGGCGCGGTCGTGATTTACAGACTGATACTTATAATGCCGGAAGTGCAACAGTTAAGATCCTTGACCCTAACGGAGACTTCAATCCACAAAATACAAGCTCTCCGATCTATGGTTATCTAAAACCTTTACGCAAGATCCAAATTACTGCTTCCCACTTAGGTACTAATTACTACCTATTTTCTGGTTATACCTCTGAGTATCGGTACACATATCCAACAGGTCAGGAAATTGGTTATGTAACAATCTCATCCTACGATGCTTTTAAGATCTTCAATCTTGCCGCCATCTCTACTGTGGCAGATGCAAATACCACGCAAGATACAGGAACACGCATTAACCGCATTCTTACCCAACTTTCATGGCCTAACTCAATGCGAAACATCGATACAGGTGACACGCTTTGTTCAGCCGATTCAGGCCAATCACGCGTGGCTTTAGCCGCTATCCGTGCTACTGAGTTTAGTGAATTGGGCGCGTTTTACATGAGTCCAGATGGCAACGCTATATTCAAGAGCCGATCAAGCACCATCGCGAGCATCGATGATGCTCCAACAGTATTCAATCAAACCGGTGGCATCCCATATGCCAACATCAAGTTTGCCTTTGATGACAAGCTTATTATTAACCAAGCCAACATTACGCGTTATGGCGGTACAGTTCAGTCCTACACGGCATCCGATAGTGTAGATACTTATTTCCTACATTCAACGGCAGCTAACAATCTGCCTATTGCCACAGATGCCGAAGCCCTTAATCTTGCTACTGCCTATGTCAATAGTCGCAAGGATACGACCATTCGTATTGACTCTATGACTTTAGATCTAAGCACTCCCAACTACACAGCTGGGGTCACAGCAGCCCTAAGTCTTGACTATTTTAGTAATGTCCAAATCTCCAACATCCAGCCCAATGGAGATACAATTACTAAAACAATCCAAATCCAAGGTGTATCCCATGACATCCAGCCCAACAGCTGGTTCACCACATTCACCACGATGGAGCCAATAACCGATGGTTTCATCATTGGAAACGCAGAGTTCGGTATACTAGGCGTATCTCGTCTAGCATGGTAAAGGAGCAATAAATGGCAACAGGATTTCCAGCAGCAACAGGAGATGTCCTTTCAGCGGCTATGTTTAATGGCTTAGTAGCCTTTACTCTCAATAGCCAATCAGGTGCAACATACACACTTGCATCGACAGATCAGTATCAAGTGCTAGTCGTAACGACTAATGCTTCTACAAAGACTGTTAGCATCCCAACAGATGCAACTTACAATTTCCCTGTGGGAACAGCCGTCTCTATCCTTAACACAGGAGCAGGAGATCTAACGATCAATGCTGTCACAGCTGGAACAACAACAATTACTAGCTCTGGAGCTGCAAGCAATGCTCCAAAGGTAGCCCAATACAAATCAGCAGTTGCAATCAAACTTGCTGCTAATGCTTGGACGATTGTGGGAGCAGTAGCGTAATGCTTACAAACACAATGTTTGATGCTACGCGACCAGCAGCATTAGAGGTTAATTACCTTGTTATTGCTGGCGGCGGATCTGGTGGTACTTACACTGGTAACGATGCCCTAGGTGGCGGCGGTGGTGCTGGTGGTTACCGCACAACTGCTGGAACATCTGGCGGCGGTGGCGCAGCTGAATCTGTACCGACTTTAGTGGTCAGCACAAATTACACAGTAACAGTCGGTGCTGGTGGAGCAGGTGTAAGCAATACAAACGGTAACCCTGGATCTAACTCTGTATTCAACACAATTACTTCAACTGGTGGCGGACGCGGAGCGCAATTCAGCTCTGCTGGTGGTAATGGTGGATCCGGTGGCGGTGGTGGTACTTATAACACTTCTAACGCTGGTGGTACAGGCACAGCGAATCAAGGTTATGCAGGTGGCACATCTGTCGCAGGTGTCTCATCTGGCGGCGGTGGTGGAGCCGCTGGAGCAGGTAACGGAAACGCTACTGGTGGAACAGCTCTAGCTTCTTCTATCACTGGTACATCAGTTCTACGCGCTGGTGGCGGTGGTGGAGTCAAGTTTGCTGCTCCTAAGTTCGGCACAGGCGGCGGCGGTGGCGCAAGCGATGGTGCTAATGCCGCTGGTAGTGCTAATGCAACTGCTAATACAGGTAGCGGATCTGGTGGATGTTTCGAGACTGGATCAAATAGCGGTAATGGTGGATCAGGTGTAGTTATCTTAAAGTATCCAAACAACTACACAATCACTATTGGAGCAGGTCTTACAGGATCAACAGGTACAGATGGTGCTTTTAAGGTAACGACAATTACTGCTGGCACAGGAAATGTGAGCTGGGTATAATGGCGCATTACGCATTTTTAGATAAAGACAACATTGTTACCGAGGTTATTACTGGCATCGATGAAACTGAAACCATTGAAGGTCTAGACACAGAGACTTGGTACGGAGATTTCAGAAAGCAAATCTGCAAGCGCACATCTTACAATGGCAACATCCGTAAGAATTACGCAGCGATTGGCTATACCTATGATGCTGTCCGTGATGCTTTCATTGCACCAAAGCCAGATAATGCAACAGGATTTGATGAAGAAACATGCAGATGGATAACACCAAGTGAAACCACGACTAAGTAAAGCAGCGGTTCAGTTAAGGGAGCAATTCGATGATTCGTTCCCAGATCGTGACCGCACATCGGATGGTTGGATCGGTGATACCCGACACGCTGCTCGCAAGTCAGATCATAATCCGGATGCACAGGGCTGGGTACGCGCCATTGATGTGGACAAAGATCTATTCCGAGGCGGAAAGCCAGACATCATGGGAGATCTTGCTGATCAGCTTCGCACCTTGTCCAAAGGACAAACGGACAACCGTATTGCTTACATCATTTACGATGGAAGAATCTGCTCCCACATCCTTAACTGGAAGTGGCGCAAGTACACAGGGGCTAACAAACACACTAAGCACATGCATGTCAGCTTTAAGAAAAAGGCTGACAATGATAGTGCTTTTTTTCAAATACCTATGTTAGGCGGAGATAATGAACGAACTAAAGAAGATGTCCGGATCTTGGGTAAGAGCATTCCTTGCGGCTGTAATCACACTTGCGGCATCGGGAGTGACTGACCCTAAAGCACTAGCTTATGCAGGAGTCGCTTCTATCCTTCCACCTGTTTTGCGTTGGCTAAATCCTAAAGACGATTCTTACGGGATTGCAGAGTGACACAGTCAGACTTCTTTACCCTTTACATTGCTACCATAACAATTCTTGGTGGCTTATCAGGGTATGTCATAACACACCTGTTGTCTGAGATCAAAAGACTCAACACGCGAGTCGATGAGATCTATAACATCTTGCTTGACAGGTAGCATTGTGCTATGGCAAGAAAAAAAGTAATCGATCTAGATACTTACAGCGCACTTGATGCTTGGGCTATCAGCTTGCAGGAAATGTATAGGGCATTACGCAGGGCAGGCTTTGATGTCGATTTAGCATTGGCAATTATTGTTGAGCCTATGTCGTATCCGCGCTGGATCTTGCCAGACCCAGTTGAGCCAGACAGACTTGGCGATTACGAAGATGAGGATGACGATTAAGCGAATTGTCGTAGTCTCGGACTTACAAGTTCCGTACCATGACAGGGTTGCAACCCGTAACCTTGCTAGTTTCATTACAAAGTTTAAGCCTGATCAGGTAGTGACCATTGGCGATGAAATTGATCTTCCCCAGATAAGCAAGTGGGAAGAAGGTCGCATGGGCTCTTATGCGCAGACCCTAGATGATGACCGCAATGAAGCTGTGCAGTTACTTTGGGAGTTAGGCGTTACAGATTGCATCCGTAGTAATCACACAGATCGTCTGTACAACATTATTATGGCTAAAGTACCGGCATTCGGTGCATTGCCAGAGCTGCGCTTTGAGAAGTTTATGAAGTTTGATGAATTGGGTATCACCTTTCATAAGAACCCCATGCCTATTGCCCCTAACTGGATTGCAGTCCATGGAGATCACACACCGATCAAGCCACAAGGGGGTTTATCAGCCTTAGAAGCGGCTCGCAGGCATGGAAAGAATGTCATCTCAGGTCACACTCACAGAGCAGGGCGTTCGGCCTTCTCAGAGGCTTCTGGGGGTCGCATAGGGCGTGTCCTGCATGGTGTCGAGGTTGGCAATCTTATGGACTTTAAGCAAGCTGCTTACACTAAGGGCGTAGCGAACTGGCAACAGGCTTTCGCCATTATCTATGTCAATAAAGCCAAGGTGCAGGTCGATCTTATTCACATCGAAAAGGACGGCACATTTATTGTGGCTGGAAAGTCCTACGGCAGACCCAGATAATCGTTATCGTTTCGTTACACAAATGTCCGTGACTTTGTCGGATGCGCATGAGACTCTAATTCAGTAAGCCAGTCAAGGGCACTGGATGCAGATAGGTAAAAGCATGAACTCGATTACAATTATTGGAATCATTGGCTTATTTATAGCCACTAATTTCATTTGGTACTGGCAAGGATACAAAGATGGCAGGCGCGAAGGTTGGCACAAAGGTCGCAGCCTAGCCCGTTCGTTGGCAGATCATGCGAGCTAATGAAATCCTACTCACAGCCACAGACACGATCCGTGATCGTGGGCTATCGTACGGTCACCCTGCGGATAACTTGCAACACACCGCAATGCTCCTCAGTGCATACTTACAGACACCGATCCACGATTATCAGGTCGCAGGAATTATGGTGCTCGTTAAACTTGCACGGACTAATCAGTCAGCCCAGCACATTGATAACTGGGTCGATCTATGCAGCTACGGGGCACTAGCAGGGCAACTAGCAACAGAGGAGAATGAGCTCTATGTTTAATTTAGCCGACTATGAACCAGTGGAGGTTCGACTTGAAAAGTTTATTAAGGACTATCCAGCGTTCCGCATATCTACTGAGTTGGAAGTTGTCGAGGCTACTCGATACATTGTTAAAGCTTATCTCTACAAAGATGCGGCAGATGTTGTCGCATGGGCGACAGGATACGCTGAGGAAACAGTTACTAGCCGAGGTGTTAATCAGACTAGTGCATTGGAGAATTGCGAGACTTCGGCAATCGGCAGAGCACTTGCAAATGCAGGTTATGCTCCTAAAGGAAAAAGACCAAGCCGAGAGGAAATGACCAAGGTCGTAAATATAAAGGCAGTCAAACCACCTGTGCAAGAGGTCAAGCCAGATGATCAGGATTACTGGACTACACCTGTCAATGAGTTTAACAAAGTAGTCGATGCGCCTGTCACGCTTGACAAAGCAATGGATCTTGTGCAGGACATCTTAGGCACTGGAGAAGCTGTTGAAGCACCAAGCTGCGAGCATGGACACATGCAATGGCGTGAAGGTGAAAAGAATGGCAAGGCATGGGGCGGCTACTTCTGCAATACAGCAATCTCATCAGCTCATCGATGCCCTACAAAGTGGTACAACCTTGGATCAGATGGAAAGTTTCATCCACAGAAAGCGAGAGTGTAATGGGAAACATTGGAATTAAGAT